ATCCCGTTGAACCCCGCCCACTGCTTCCCTGAGTATCACCCCCACGATAGGGACCGCATCCTCAGGTTCAAGTTGAAGTACCGGTTCTGGGGCACCAGCCCCGAGGGCACTCGTCAGGTCTACACCTTCACTGAGATCCTCACCGATGAGACGGTGGAGCAGTACATCAACGACGAGTTGATCGACCAGTACGAGAACCCCATCGGCAAGGTGCCGGTCATCCACATTCCTAACGTCAGCATCTCGTCGTCCCCGTGGGGGCAGGCTGACATCTGGGACATCATTCCGCTCAACCGAGAGTTGAACGAGAAGATGACTGAGATCTCGGACATCATCAACTACCACAGCGCCCCCGTGACCATCATCACTGGCGCTAAGGCTTCACAGTTGGAGCGTGGTGCCAAGAAGGTGTGGGCTGGCCTCCCCGACAAGGCTCGGGTGTACAACCTTGAGTCCAGCGGTGAGATGGCAGGTGCGCTGAACTACGTGCAGATCATCAAGCAGGCGATGCACGAGATCACGGGTGTGCCTGAGACTGCCCTTGGTAAGACTCAGCCAATCTCTAACACCTCGGGTGTCGCGTTGGCTATTCAGTATCAGCCGATGATGAACCGCTACCACATGAAGCGGACACACTTCTCTAAGGGCCTCGTACAGTTGAACGAGTTGATTATCCGTACGCAGGCTGTACACGAGCCAGAGTCACTCCAGTGGAATCCTATGGAGGCCACGTTCCCCGAACCTGACCAATTGCAGGTGCTTGATCCTCGCGATCCGAATACGTACCGCACCTCTATTCACTGGCCGGACCCGCTCCCCGTTGACCAGTTGATCAAACTCAACGAGTTGCAGGCGAAGATGGCGATGGGTCTGGAGTCTAAGCGTGGTGCTCTCCGCGCCCTTGGCGAAGAGTTCCCCAACGAGAAGATGGCCGAGGTCTCCGAAGAGTTGCGTGACGACGCGATGGACCAAGGTGCTCTTGAACTAATTAATGCTCAGATAGCCGCATCGGTGATGGCAATTACTGGTATGGTTACACCTGACGGAGCGCAGCCTGCCTCAGAGACAAAGAGTGCAGGCGGCTCTGACGTAACATCTGCCGGTTCCGCACAAGAGGGATCGGGAGTTATGCCGGGGGTTAACCCCTCCGGTGACATAGTTAATCAATTGGCGCAGCGGGCATACGGAGCCAACTTGGCTCAACGACGTGTGCCTGACACGGACTGACTAACGGGAATCTATTTCAGACATATCAGCACGACAACGTGAGGTATTAACAATGGCAGTTAATGAAACCGGTGACTCTGTCACCATTGATAACCCTGTGACGGCTCCTGTTGAGCAGGAGGCTCCGGCCCCTGTTCAGGAGACGCAGCGAAGCAAGAACGCTCGGATGTTCTCCGAGGACGAAGTGGAAGCGATCCGTCGTCAGGAAAAGGACAAGTTGTACGACAAGATCAACAAGTTGCAAGAGCAGGTTGAGATCTTCAATCACGAGCGCGAAGAGCAAAAGCGCCTCGCTGAGGAAGCCGCTGCTAAGGAAGCAGAAGAGCGTCGCCTCCGTGAAGAGGAGGAAATGTCTGCTAAGGAACTTCTGTCTAAGAAAGAAGACGAGTTCCAGCAGCGCATTAACACAGCCCAAATGGAGTGGGAAGAGAAGTTCAACGCACTCCAGCAGGAGGCTGAGGCTCAGAAGGCGGTCCTAGATCAGGAGCGTCGCTACCAAGAACTTGAGTCGTACAAGTCACGCCGCATTGCAGAAGAGCAAGACAACATTATGCCGGAACTTCTGGACTTCATTAAGGGAAATTCAGAAGATGAAATTGAAAGCGCAATTTCGGCAGTTGTTGCTCGTACATCTGCTATTGTGGAGAACATCCAACAGGCTATGCCGCAACAGCAGCAGCGTCTGAGGGGAGTCCCGGCGACGGGATCAACCCCAATTGGGCCATTGGAGAATATGACGGAGCAGCAGACATTGACCTCGGCAGACATTGCCAACATGTCGATGGATCAGTATGCACAGATCAGGGACCGGCTCTTGGCACAAGCCTCATTTAGAGGTCGCTAACCCATATTAGTAACAACGTATCCTACGGAGGATAAATACCATGGCCCTTCCCGCACCTCAGGGTGGAGCGATTACCGGTGCCGACCTTTCGGCGGTCACCACGACCGGCTATTCGTCGGACGCTACTCTCTCCCCCGCCATTCAGCAGATCTGGTCGAAGGAGATCCTGTTCCAAGCGATGCCGGTGCTTCGCTTTGAGCAGTTCGCCGTCAAGAAGACGGAGTTGGGCGTTCAGCCCGGTCTGACGATCAACTTCATGCGTTACAACAACCTCAGCGTCGACCAGACTGGGTCGGAGTTGACTGAGGGTGTTCGTATGGAGCCGGTCGCCCTCTCGGCCTCGCAGATCCAGATCACCGTCAAGGAGCACGGTAAGGCTGTCGCCGTCACCGAACTCCTTCTCAACGCCTCGTTCGATGACGTGATGGCCTCGGCCTCGCGCCTCCTCGGTCGTCACATGGCTCAGTCCATGGACACGCAGGCCCGCAACACCCTCTACCAGAACGCTATCCCGTTCGGTGGTGGGGCCGCTGTTGCTCCCAACGCCGTCTTCGGACGCACCACCGGTTCCAGCCGTACGCAGATTTCGCCGTACGACCCGGGCACCGTCGGTTCCGCGTCGGCTCCGGGCTACATGTCCCCGGCGACCGTCAAGGATGCCGTTGAGGTCCTCGCTGGCCAGAACATCCCGCGTCTGGGCGACACCTACGTGTGCTTCGTTCACCCGTCGCAGAGCCGTGCGCTCCGTGACTGGCCGGAGTTCATCGAGGTCACGAAGTACGCCGCCCCCGGCAACTTCATGCTCGGTGAGATCGGGCGTATCTACGACGTTGTCTTCATTGAGACCACGCAGGTTGCCAAGGGTCTGGACACCAGCGCCATCGCTGCTGGCCTGCCGGACGCTGGTGACGGCGATGTCGCTGACGAGTCGTACGCCGCCATCATGATCGGTGACAACGCCTTCGGCCACGCCATCTCGCTCCCGGTTGAGTTGCGAGACGGTGGTGTGATCGACTTCGGTCGTGAGCACGGGTTGGCGTGGTACGCCATCTGGGGCTTCGGCATGATCACGCACGAGTCCCGCGTCATCCTCAACACCCTCGGTGGGGCCATCGCCTGATAACCCCGCCAAGTAAGTACTGGCTAGAAGGGCGGGGGCACACGCCCCCGCCCTTTCCAGTTCGTAGAGGAGATATGTAGTGACTTCGTTAGCCGTTACATACGGGTTCACCGCTGATCAAGGTGCGACCTTTGAGCGCGTCCTTACTTGGACTAACCCCGACGGTACTGCCATTGACTTGGCTGGATACACCGCTCGCATGAAGATTCGTCGTAGGACGACATCTCAGGATGTCGTTGAGACGCTCACGACTGAGAGCGGCAACATCACGCTAGGTGGTGCCGCAGGAACCATTACCATCTCTTTGTCCGACACAGAGACTGCCGCCTTACCGGCAGAGAAACTTCAGTACGATCTGGAGTTGATCTCTAGCCTCGGAGAAGTCACCCGTCTTATCATGGGCTACTTCGTAGTCCGGTCGGAGATGACACGATGAACTACAACACTGTTTCTATTCAAGAGACTCCCACTAACCTGTTCGTTCAGGAGACCTCTAACAGTGTTCAGATCGCGGCCCCGGGACCTCAAGGGGCCAAGGGTGAAGACGGTAGAAGTGTCTTCACGCAGACTCTCACCTTTACCGGTGAGTTGTACGTAGTAACTGCTAAACCGCGTTACTACAGTACCTTCGATGGTACAATCACAGGGATAGCCGTCTCGGTAGGAACTGCTCCTACAGGGGCGGATGTCATAGTCAACATTTACAAAAATGGGACCACAATCTTTGACAGCCCAAGTGGCAGGCCAACTATTCCAGATGGGTCGTATTTCGACCTCTCCAGCACTGCGGACACTGCTACACTCAACACAGGGGATTACCTCACGGTCAGCATTGACCAAGTGGGATCGTCCTTTGCAGGATCGGACCTGACAGTCCAAATCGAACTAACTCAAGACTAAGGAGACTTAGCATGTCTATTTCCAACTACGCAGAGGACAAGTTGCTGGACCACGTTACCGGCACTACTTCCTTCACGGCCCCCTCGGGTGTCTACCTCCAGTTGCACACTGGGGACCCGGGCGAGGACGGCACCAGCAACGGAGCCACGGAGAACAGCCGTCAGTCGGTTGCCTTCAACGCGGCTTCCAGCGGTTCCATCGTCTCCTCGGCTGCTGTTACGTGGACCAACGTGTCCACGACCGAGACCTACACGCACTGGTCGGCGTGGGACGCTTCGACTGCGGGCAACGCCCTGTGGTACGGCGCTCTCTCGTCGTCGGCGTCGGTCACGGCTGGTGACACCTTCCAGATCACCAGCCTCACCCTGACGCTTGACTGATCCCACACTGTCAGGTCATAGTGGTTGGCTGGGGGTCCGCCCCCAGCCAACCAACACCTACATAAGGAATCACGATAATGGCAACTAATTTCCCCACAAGTTTAGACGCGCTCACCAATCCGTCCGGTACGGATTCGATGTCGTCCCCCAGCCATGCTGGGCAGCATACTGACGCCAACGATGCTATTGAGGCTCTTCAGGCTAAGGTCGGTGCTGATGGTTCTGCTGTCACCACCAGTCTTGACTACAAAGTTTCTCAGTTGGAGACTGACGTTGGTAATCTAGAGTCTCGTCCTGTTGAGACTAAGACAGCCTCGTATGTGCTTGTTGCTGGTGATGTGAATAAGCGGATTGTTATGAATAACGCTGGGGCGACCACGATCACGGTCAACACCGGCATCTTTAGTGCTGGTGATACGGTGTGGATTCACAACATTGGGGCCGGTACTACGACGGTTACTGCTGGTACGGCGACAGTGAATACTGCTGGTTCGTTGGACGTTGGACAGTGGGAGGGCGGAAGTCTTTACTTCACATCTGCGTCCTCTGCAATCTTTTTTCGTGGTGGCGGAGCAGTAAGTTACGGTAC